AACAACTTTTTCTTCCGGTTCTTTAGCCGGAGGTGGACTTCCACTTACTGAGGCAGCACTAGTCTGCCTATTTTTAGGTTTCGGTTCAGCAGTATCAGCAACTTTGGTATTGGAATTATTGCCATTATGCTGAGAAAGTGTTTTCCAGATATTAACCAAGTTCTCCTGAGTTACATTATTTGGGTCAGCCATGAATTGCCGATATTCGACAACTTCCGCATCGCTTAACCCCATTCTCTGTAATTCTGCGGTTTCTACGTCAAATGCCTGAGATTCCGATAATTCGGACTTCAGTTTTTCAACTTCACCTATGGCCTGAGATGCCCCTTGGCGTATAAGCCACTGGTCATGCTCAGCCCGCCATTCTGCGGAGCTAGAGTTTTCAATACCTTCATCGAGAATATCATAATCATCCGGTTTTACCGGAGGAGAGTTTACATCCTGCTGTTTTCGCTGAACCTCTTTTGTAAGGTTCTGAACCACATCTGGATTTTCGGCGAGGAATTGATCTAACTGATCGAGCTTACTATAGCGTTCTTTATTATCTTGGAACTCATTTCGTTCCTTATCCGACTTGGATTGAAGTTGCTTGTACGCTTCGGTGAGTTTTGATACACCTTCCTCATCATTCTTAAACTTATTCTCAATTAGCCATTGCTCAACTTGACTAACTTCTTCTGGACTTGCTTTTTCAGCCTCTTTTTCAACAGGTTTCTCAGATTTAACTTCTTCAGTACCAGTAGATTCGGCCTTAGCCTCTTCTTTTGGTTCTTCAGGTGAAGAGCCTTCATTAAAGGCATCTAATTCTGCCATAAGGTTATCTTCGTTTTTTTCTTCAACCGGTTGTTTTTGGTCTTCGCTCATTCGATGCTCCTTTTTTTAAAGTTATCCACGCTATGCACGCGGAGCTTCCTTTTTTGAGTTAATCGCTTCATTTTTCAGTAGAGACAATTCCTCACCGACCATCCGGGTTTTATCTCTCTGTCGAGCCTCTTCAAGTTTCGCGCTGGACTTAATTTTGCTGACTGCCTCAGAAACAGGTTTAGTCGCCTCACTAAGCTCAGCACGCATGTTAGCATGAAAAAGCTCTCGCTCTCTAGTCTGCATGTCGCCACGCAAACTCTTGAGTTCTTCTTGCATCTGCCCTAATTGGGAGCGCAAATTTTCTATTTCACTCATTCTCTGCAATAATGAGGCTTTGTCAATATCGCCTTTCATATTCATAATGACCTGAGTTCGGTCATATATGCCAGAGTTGAGTAAAGTTAAATCTTTTTGTAGTTCTGCCATTGGAGACTTAGCACGCGTGCTACCTACTACAACGCGAACATCAAATTTTGAAGTTGTCATATCATACAACCTTTGTACAGAACCTGTTTTATCATCAATAACAGGAACATTAATCTTTATTTCGTTTTCTTCTCCAGTTGGACTTACTAATCTTAGCACCCTTTGCTGGTCATAAACCTGAGGTAGCCAATCCACAACTATTTTCGCCGCTTTTGTAAGCATGTCATATATCGGTAGAATCTTCCAATTCTGCTTTCTAGCTGACGCTTCATCGATAATTTGGGCTTCTCCGACAGTTCCCGGTGCGCCCTGCGGATTCCCTTGCTGGAATTTGTATGCACCAAAAACCGTTTCAATATCCATTTCATATCGTCCTTTTTCACTGTATAGAGCCGAGGATACTGCCGGTGGAGAAAATTCTTTTATTTTCCCAGCAGCAAGTGCGCCGGGGTTAGCACGGATAATAGCATTCGGAATATGCCATTTTTGTATCTCAGATGCATCTATTGCGCCATCTTCATACAAGAGCTTAAAGTTTGTGGTAGCATTTGTATGTGAAATAATAAGCGCTTCAGTCCTGTTAAGCATACGCTGAGGTGTTTTTGCATGCCTAACGTCACCGCTAGAGAATGGATTTCCAGCATGCTCATTACAAGCAGGTATAATAGGATAGTCAGAAATAGGTAAAATAGACTCATAGGCAACTTTATCACCAAACGCACATATTTCCCTAATCTTTGTATCGTATATAACACTTTCAGATATAATGCCCTCACTAATGAATTGTTCATATTTAGGGTCTTTAATAAGTTCTTTATAAGATTTTTTATCATAAACCTGATTTTTTCCTGTTGTATTGTCAAGTATAAGAACTTTTGGAATACTTACCCTAGAAAAATGTATATATTTACGAACCATCTCTTGATGATCGTCGGCCATTGTACCCCTTGTTTCTATGTGGTCTCTAGAGTATTTACCAGAACTTTGCTCATTTCTTTGAGTATCTGTTTCTGCATCTTCAATAAGATTAACATATTTAGGAAATAAAATCTTTAAATGCTCTCTGCTATGTATATCTGAATAAATAACAGAACTGGAGTCACTAAAATCAGGCATTGCTGAGTTAGGGTCAACAAAAACAGACTCCGGAGCCATTCTTCTAATGCGCATTCCACCTAGACCGCCATCTGCATTCCAGTCTGGATATACATAGGCATAAGCAAGTCCTTTTACAATAAAGTCCTTACATAGTTGTCTAAAATGAAGATCAGCATCTGAGTCATACCAAATCTTATCTAACAACTGGTCAAAGATGTATGCTACCTCATTATCTGTTTTTCCTACAGAATGAACGTCCCATTCTGGGGGTGACGACGCAATATTAGACAAAACCTGCTCTACGGCTGGTCTTATTTTATTGTTTGCTTCGGGTGGTTGGCCAACGCTTAATAAATAGTTTTTTTGACTGTCAGTTAGCTGACTACCGAGATAAAACTCTTGGTCTTCAGCCATTTGATACCTATATTCAGAAGAGGAACTTTCATATAAAATATACTCATTCCTTATATCCTCAGCTTCCAGCTTGGGGAGGTCTAGTGATTTCAGATTAATCATATGATTCTATTAATATTACAAAACTATTATTTCGCGATACAAGTCTTTTATGCTTCTACGAAATCTGAGGGATTAAACATCTGACCGGTTTCCCAATCCACCTCTGTAATCGGTAATGGTGCAAGCCATTCTCCGTCTTTATATTCTAAATCTGGCGCCCAAACATCGTCAATAGCCCATCTTAAGGCATCCAATGTATCTTTCTTAAATGTCCCATGTTCCTTAAAGTTCAATAATTCATGTTCTAATTCATCGTGACTTTCTTTTAAGAAAATAGAATGTGATGCAAAATAGGGTTGCATCTGTTTTATTCGGTAATATTTTGTTTTAATTGCTTGTCGAGTATTTATATTATAAAACCTACCTGTTTCCTTAGACACTCTCATAACATAGTCTGCTAACATAACATGACCTGTTTCTTCTATCTTTATATCTTTAGGATGATACATATCCGCAAGTTCAAATATTTTATCCGCACCATCCATTGGTGCTACCTGACCCCTGAAATAATCAAGGATATAAATATTATATTCTTTATCAACCGCAATGACCATAATAACTGTATAATCCGCTTTTACATTTTCAGAACTCGCAGGATCAACACCAATAAATATATTAACAGGTATTTTTTCTCTTCTACCGCCATCTGTTCTCATAACAAACGGCTGACTGTCTTCGTATAAATAACTTCCTTCCCAGTACCTCATATCTTTCTGCTTAAATATTCTAAAAGAGTCGTCAACAGGGATATTCTGATATTCTTGGTAGAAATAAGCTATATCTCCCTCAGATTTCAGTCTTTCTCTTTCGCTATTTAGCCATTTGTACGGTCTCCTATCTGGCCACAAAACCTTAATGCGACCTTTTTTGTCGCGTATCTCATTTCCAGAGGAAGAAAAGTGTCCACTTGGTAAATCTTGAGGTATTGCCTGATAAAATAATGATTTCCAGCCCTTAACTTTATAATCTCCGTCTTTAGAGTAAGCAAGTGGGCCTGCAATTCTATTTAAATAGGAGTCTTGGTCTACAATAGTTCCTATAAACACAAGTTTAGCATCTCCACTACCGGGAATAACCGCACCATTTAGCCATCTCCTGAATTTATCTCTGGCCATTGGAGTAGCACTATTGGCCTCGCCCTCGCCATCATCAATAATAGTCAATGTTGGACGATATGCGCCATATTTTAATCCACG